ACAACTTTCTTTTTAAATGGTCAGTGGATGAATGTTCCAACTATTCATAATGGTCGCTCATTCACGGACGATCAATTAAGGTTCATGATCAAACAGGGTCAAATACAACCGACCTCGGTCCATGGATCACGGAACGAGGCTGAAGAAGCAGCGGGTCAAAGATCTAGTATGATGAAGAGTCATGTGAAAGGATTTGAAGATGGTGGACGGATCGGGTATGCTGATAAAAATGCCGGTAAATTAGTGACACCTAAGAAAAAATTTACTTGGCGAATAAGCGAAGAAGCAAAAAAAGAAGCTTATGCCGAAAGAGCGGCAAGGGATAAAATGCGAACAGAAAAAAAATACAAAGAAATAGTAGATAGCTTTATAGAAAAAGGCGATTATGAAAATTTTAAATCACAAGTATATGAATCTCAAAAAAAACACAAATTACCATCAGGAAAATGGAGACAAACCAAAGGTGGTAGAATTCCAACACATATAAAAAAATTTATTACAGATAGACTTGATGCAGGACCTGGTTCAGAGTTATTTGAAGATCTAATAAGAATAACAGGTAGAACCGAAGAAGAGTTATTAGATTTTTCTTCTAAAATTCCAAAGAAAGGTTCTCAACCTATTAAACAAAGATCTAAAAAAGCACTTGAATCTTGGCCTGAAGAAGGAAAATTAACTGAGGAAGAAAGATTAGAAGGGGAACGTAAACGAAAAGACGTTAGAAAAACAAAAGAAAAGGTAGGTATAAAATATGCAAGTGAAGCAGAATTAGAGAATTATAGAACAGTTAATAATCAAAAAAAAGCATTAAACAAACATTTTATGGATAAGCCAAATGCCATTAACAATACAGAGTATGGTAAAGAAATTAAAAAACTTATGGAGACTAGACTCGCTGGCAAAGATATGGAATTGGGTGGAAGAAAAATTAAAGCAGGTGATATTTATAGAAGAATAAAAGATTCAAAAGGTAATTTTTTAAATGATGCTTATTATAAAAATTTAGCAGAACAAGGAAAAATATTTGACATCTTTGATATTAATAAAATGGCAAAAGGTCAACGTATAACTAAGCAGGCAATTAACTTAAACCTTCTCCCTGGTCAATTCAATGCAGGTTTTATTGAAGGAAATGTTGATAGATGGTTTAAAAAAGGTGGAAAGTTTTATGGAGACACAGAAAAATTAAACAAAATTTCTAAGTATTTAGAAAATATTGGTGTAACAGTTGATATTCAAGATGTAGGAAGAATTGGTGGGGGTGAAAAAGTTTTCTTTGATACGCCAACCGGAAAGTTTCCTCATATGTATAACACTCTTAAAAAAATGAAAATACCTGATGAGTTGTTAACAGGTATTAATCCTCCTAAAAACCAGCTCAGTGATCAAATAGCAAAAGTTTTCAAGGAAAGAGGAATAACTCTTAAAAAAGGTCAAGCAGGATTCATTGCTACTGATATTCTTAAGGATGCTGGAAAATTAGGACCAAAAGGTTTAAGACTATTGGCATCAGATTGGGTATGGCCAGAAATTGTAATAGGTTGGTTAGATAAACAAAACATGATTCAGAAAGGAATGTCTCCAGAAAGAGCAAGCAGTGAAATGTGGAAAAACATGACTTTTGGATTGCGGGATAAAGGAGGAACTGAAAATGCAATATTAGGGCAACTTAAAAAATTAGGTTATGGTGAAAAAGATATCAAAGCTGCAGAACATATGATGAGATATGGTAAAATTGGAAAAGAGATTGAAAAGTATGAAAACACTCTTAAATCATTGGAAGAAGGAGATGTAGATGTAGACAGTCAAGAAGGGGCTGCACAGCTAGCAGAAAAAATTAAGTCTTTGAAAAAAGAACAAGAAAGTGTGGCAGGATTTTATTTTGGAGCTATCGGAGATAAAGATCCAAATTATGGATATGAACTTTATGATCAAGCTTCAAAAGAATTGATGCGTACAGAATGGAATAAAAGTTTAGAAGGCAGAAAAAAAAGAATAGATCCTTATGCAGGGGGAATAGGTGATGTGGTACAATCAGATGTATTTAGTATAGATGCTTGGCTGCCTCAACATTTTTTAGGAGCAACAAAATCAAAATCAACTTTGGCTAGAGAAAAAATAGAGGCCATGAGTGATGAAGAACATCTTCAGGAAGGAATTGGATATGAAAGAGTTCATCCCATGTATGGTGCTGCAATGTCAGATAAACAAATGGAACCTTTAAAGGAGCAAATGGATTACATGTATGCAGAAGGCGGAATAGCGAGTTTAAATGTCAAAAAATAATCCAACATTAGTTAAAAACATGAAGCATGTTAAATGGAAGGCGATCCCCCCTTTAAAAGGACCAGATCCTAAAGGGTTGATTAAAGATAAAAAACAAGATAAAAAGAAACAGGAGAATTTAAATGGCAGATATAGATAAATCTCTCCCGAACGTTAAACGACCAGACGAGGAAGTTGCAGAAGTCGTTAACTTACAGGAAGAGGAAATACAAAAAGGTCCCGTTGAAGTTACTGAAGACGAAGATGGTGCTACAATTGATTTTGATCCACATGCAATGCCTTTACCTGAACAAGGCGATCATTTTGCAAACTTAAATGATTTATTACCAGAAGATATTACCGATCCAATAGCTAATAGGCTTGAAGGAGATTATAGAGAATATAAAGTGTCCCGTGCAGATTGGGAAAGGGCTTACACTGTAGGCTTAGATCTGTTAGGATTTAAATATGAAAATAGAACCGAACCTTTCCAAGGCGCGTCGGGGGCGACTCACCCGGTACTTGCTGAAGCTGTTACTCAGTTTCAGGCGCTCGCTTATAAAGAGTTACTCCCAGCTGATGGACCCGTAAGAACTCAAACTATGGGAGCATCGAATCCACAGAAAGAACAACAGTCACAACGGGTTAAAGATTTCATGAATTATCAGTTAATGGATCAAATGAAAGAATATGAACCAGAATTTGATCAAATGTTATTTTATTTACCTCTTGCAGGTTCTACATTTAAAAAAGTTTACTATGATGATTTATTAGGTAGAGCTGTTTCTAAGTTTGTACCAGCTGATGATTTAATAGTTCCATACACTGCAACTTCATTAGAAGATGCACAGTCCGTGTGTCATGTTATTAAAATTTCAGAAAATGATTTACGTAAACAACAAGTTAATGGTTTTTATTCTGATATAGAATTAAATAAACCTCAAGACGTAGTGACAAATGAAGTTAAGAAAAAAGAATTAGAATTAGAGGGTTTAACTAAATCCCAAAGAGTTGAACCATTATACACAGTATTAGAATTCCACGTAGACCTTGACTTAGAAGGTTTCGAAGATGTTGGCCCAGATGGGGAACCAACAGGAATAAAATTACCTTACATCGTTACACTCGAGCAAGGTAGTCGGAAGGTTCTTTCTATTAGAAGGAACTTCGCGCCCAATGATCCAAAGAAAAATAAGATCCAATATTTCGTCCACTTCAAATTTCTGCCAGGACTAGGATTTTATGGCCTTGGACTCATTCATATGATTGGCGGATTGAGCCGTACTGCAACTGCGGCTCTCCGTCAGTTATTAGACGCGGGGACATTATCAAATCTTCCGGCAGGATTTAAACAGCGTGGTGTCAGAGTAAAAGATGATGCCGCAAATATACAACCAGGTGAATTTAAAGATGTAGATACACCGGGTGGAAACTTAAAAGATGCTTTTGTATTTTTACCATACAAAGAGCCATCTCAGACTTTATTGCAATTGATGGGAATTGTCGTTCAAGCAGGACAAAGATTCGCGTCGATTGCTGACATGCAAGTCGGTGACGGGAACCAATCAGCAGCTGTTGGTACGACTGTAGCCCTATTGGAGCGCGGCTCAAGGGTAATGTCAGCAATCCATAAAAGACTGTATGTTTCGTTAAAACAAGAATTTAAATTATTGGCAGGAGTATTTAAAACATACTTACCGCCAGAATATCCCTACGATGTAGTGGGTGGACAAAGAAATATTAAAGTTGCAGACTTTGATGACAGAGTAGATATTTTACCTGTTGCGGATCCAAATATATTTTCAATGTCCCAAAGAATTTCATTAGCACAAACAGAACTACAATTAGCGATGTCTAATCCACAGATGCATAATTTATATATGTGTTATAGAAAAATGTATGAAGCATTAGGTGTAAAAGATATTGACAGAGTTTTACCCCCACCTCCACCGAATCAACCTAAAGATCCAGCGATCGAACATATTGATGCGATGGCTATGAAACCTTTCCAAGCGTTTCCAGGTCAAGATCATAGAGCTCACATAACAGCTCACTTAAATTTTATGGCTAGTAACTTTGTTAGAAACAATCCTAGCATTACAGCAGCTTTAGAAAAAAATATTATGGAGCATATATCATTGATGGCACAAGAACAGGTTCAAATAGAGTTTCCTCAAGAATTTGCAATGTTACCACAGATGCAACAAGCAGCTGTACAAAACCCACAAGTACAACAACAACTTGCTCAAATCTCTCAAAAGATAGAAGCAAGAAAAGCTGTATTAATTGCAGATATGACTGAAGAATTCTTAAAAGAAGAAAAAACAATTACATCTCAATTTGATCATGATCCATTACTTAAATTGAAACAAAGAGAAGTAGATTTAAAAGCTATGGAGAGTGAACGTAAACAAAAAGAAACAGAGGCACGAATTAATTTAGACAACGCTAAGATGGTTCAAAACAGAGAAATCACTGATGACAAACTGGAACAGAACGAAGACTTAGCTAATTTAAGAGCAGATACGGCAATTGAAAAATCATTGATATCTGCTGATGTTAAACTGACTTCAGATAAAATGAAGGCTAAAGATGTTAGAACCTTGAAAGGTCCTAAATCTTAGTATATACAAACCCTAGGAGAAAAAAATATGT